GCCCGTATCCCCACTGTCTACCGCTGCATTAAAGGCGTCTTGCTCAGGCTCCGATAGATTATTGGTTGCCCAGTCCATCATTTGCCCATAGTTTTCTTCACCACCAGCTATATTAAACGCCTGTTGTCTGGTGGCATCCACAATGGCCTTCTGACCATCAATGAATTGGTCTACAATGTCTGAAGGTATACCAGCGGCTTCAAGCTGGTTGTATTGGTCCTCTGACAACCCATCGTTTTGCCAGAAATCTTCGGACATTGTGTTGAAGTCAACTCCCTTATCTGAAAGGTACTCTTTGACTTCTTCATTCCCCATATCATCAACAGGAGAGGCTTCTTCTGTGTCGCCTTGTTTGCCGTGAAACTGACGCTCAAGGTTTGCATAGGCATCTGCCATATCTTTAGGGGAATTGAATTTTTCAGGAAGCCACTCTGGGCGTTCCTCTTGTTGATTACCTAATCCTTCGGCCTTTTGCACCATTTCCTGAACATAGGAAGGGTCTTCGGGCGCTTGTTCTTGATGTGTATTGAGTGCTTCAACCATATTTCTTACTGTCTCCACTGGTTAGTTAGGTTGTGTATACTCTGGGATTTGTTCAGCCAGCTTGGGTGCTGCCCTTTCAGCCATGTTAGCTAAGGTCTGATTCCCAAGCTCATTTCTTTGGGCTTCTTCAGCCATTTGCATTTCTTGGGCTTTCTGCTCCGCAGATTTAACTAGCCCACCAGTATCAATCCCTAGGGACGCCCCAAGACGGTCTATGTAGTCTTCAACATTTAAGTTCTGACTGATAATCTCAGGGCCTAATGGCTGTAGGAAACTCAGGAATTGAGATAGTTTGTTCAAGTCCTGTCCACGACCCAATGCTTCCAAGCCAGTAACAATCTGAGGCTTTACGGAATCCTTGGGCATCTTTGGCATCTTGCCTGTTGACTCAAGACGAGCCAGCAAGAGCTTAACAAGCGGTAACTGAAACTCTTGGGAGAGAATACTGTAGACACCACCAAGGGCTGTTTCTAGCTCCTGTGCAGAATACCTTATTTCTTCCGCTGTGACACGTTCCGCATTTCTTTGAATGGCACTATTTAACAGGAACGCAAAGGAAAGACGTTCTGTAATAGTTGAGGCTGTTTCTTGGGCTACCCTGAAGTCATTGTACTTCTGTACCTGAAGGGTAGTTACGTCATTAGCATCCCCTTGGACGATAGCCCCATTGGGGGCCTTGGCTAATGTCGATTGTTTGGTTGTTCCGTTGGGCCTTACCAGAAATAGTACCTTTGAAGACGCCGCAGCACCTTCGACAATAGCTCTCGTAAGAGCCTCAAGACTTCGTAAGTCACCTATATACTCTTCTACATACCCACGCCCATAATCTTCGCCATCAATTCTAATAAATCTCAGGGGAATGAACGGTAGTTTTTCAAGTGGGAAA